GGAATGGACGCTTCTAAATATAATTCTACTTTAGAGTTTTGGATAGAAAAGTGTGGAGGTGATATAGAAGAAGCAAAACGATTATATAAAGATCGCCAAGAAACGTTTAGTAAAAGGAAGTGCGTCGAGAAGCATGGAGACGAAGAAGGATTAAAAGTATGGCAAGAGCGACAGGAAAAGTGGTTAGAAACTTTAGATGCCAAGAGTGATGAAGAGAAATTAGAGATTAATAGATTAAAGGCGAAAGGAATACAAAATAGTGGTCGGTCATATTCAAAAATCTCACAAGAATTATTTGTTAAGATATATGACAAAATTCAAGGAGATTATTTGGTTAGATTTGCTACATTAAGAGGTGATGGAATAGTAAAAGATACAGGGGAAAATAATGAATATATGGTTAATACTTTACAAGGAAATGTACGGTTTTTAGATTTTTATGCGCAAGATTTGGAAGGTAATAAATATAATATTGAATATGATGGGGATTTTTGGCATAATAACAATAATTACAAAGGAAATGTGGAGAGAGATAGTATTCGCGAGGAGCAAATCATTGAAACGCTTCCAGACATTAAAATTCTCCATATAAAAGAATTCGATTATAAAGCAGATCCTGAAAAAGCGGTTAAAGAATGTTTGGAGTTTTTAAATGCAAGTACTGGATGATAAATTTACAGATATAATACATATTCATGATTATGAGATATGGACAGACAGTGGATGGGAAGAAGTTTCTGCTGTATGTAAAACTATCGAGTATCAAGAATACATATTAACATTAGATGGTTATCGGTTAATATGTGCAGATGATCATATTGTATTTTGTCAGAATGATGAGGAAAAATGTGTAAAAGATTTAACAGTAGATGATTTCGTACAAACTGAGGAAGGACTAAGAAGAGTTATATCTGTAGAAGTTACAGATTCTTATAGTCAGATGTACGATGTTCAGGTTGATTCTGAAAAACATGCATATTATACAGATGGGATACTTTCGCATAATACAACGACCGCAGGTATATATGCACTATGGAGAGCGTTGTATAGTAATATAAAGATGAATATTTATATTCTCTCAAATAAGGGAGAATCTGCAAAAGACTTCTTAAATCGTATTAAGGAAGTGTATTCTGATTTAGCGCCACATTTAAAGAGAGGAATTATAGAATGGAATAAAACTTCTATAGTTTTTGAGAATGGTACTGCGATACATACTAGTACGACAACACCAGACTCTATTAGAGGACGATCAGTATCTCTTCTTATTCTTGATGAGTTTGCGCACGTAAGACCTGAGGTGGCAGATCCATTCTGGACATCAGCACAACCTACTGTAGCGTCTGGTACAGCACAGATCCTTATTATCTCTACACCGAATGGACAAACTGGTCAATATTATGAATTGTGGAGAGGTGCTGAAATCGGATTGACGGATCCAGAAAAGGGTAATGGATTTAGACCATTTAGAATTGAATGGAATGAACCTCCGGGGCGAGATGAAGAGTTTAAGAGAAAGATGATAGCAGAAACATCAAGAAGAATTTTTGCGCAAGAATATGCATGTCTTGGGTCTGATACTTATATAAATATAAAAGACAAGTTTACGGGCGAAGTACATCGAGTCCGTATAGGAGATTTGTATGTCAAAGGCGATTAATGATATATGTAAGATATGCGAGTGTGATGTTCAACATATGGTATTCCACGTTAAAAAACTACACGGATTAAATTTAAAACAATATTATGATAATTATATTAAGAGCAGTGAAGAGGGAAGCTGTTCTATGTGTGGGAATGAAGTAGGTTATCAGGGATATTACAAAGGTTATCCTAAATATTGTCGTAAATGTTCTAATAAGAGCGAAGAAAAAAAAATTAAAAGTGCTAAGTCTTGGGAAAATGTTGATCGCAATCAGCAACAAAAACGACGGGAAGAAACTTGTATGAAAAAATATGGAGTTAGGCATAATTTTTTGACTAAAGAATGTACCGAAAAACGATGGGAAACTTTAAATGGTAATAAGGAAGAAATTAATGAAAAACGTAAAAAGTTTTGGAGCGACCCTGATAATGTAGCGAAGGTAGGCGAGACTAGAAAAAATACTTTTTTAGAGAGATATGGAGTTGAGAATTCGATGCAGTTAGATACTGCATATCAAAATATGAGAAAGACTATGGAGTCTACTGGTAAGTGGGCGAGTAAAGAAGAAAAATCAGAATTAGAGTGGTACGGTAGACAAGTTAGAAGAATATCATTGAGTCATTATGATGAATTATATAAAAAATGGGATGGTAGATGTTACTATACAGGAGAGATATTAGTAAATAATGAACAATATAGGGAAGTTCATGGAGAAGATATAACTTTTAATAGTAATGATAAACAACCTACAGTAGATCATAAAATATCTATCAAGTATGGATTTGATAATAATATACCAGAAGAAGTAATAGGAGGGATAGATAACCTATGCATTTGTGGAAAGGGAGTAAATAGTAAAAAGAATTATTTAACAGAAGAGGAGTTTCGTGAAAAATACCAGATATGAAATAGAGACTCCTTATGGGTTTGTAGATTTTGATGGTATTAAGCAACTACCAACAAAACAGATGTTACATAGAGTAACTCTTAATAATGGCACGTATTGTGATGTTACCTATAATCATGAATTTGTTGTTAATGGTATATCGGTAAAATATAGTTCGTTGAAGAAAGGTGATCAGTTAGAGACGACAGATGGTTTGTTGGAAATACAGTCTTTAATATGTTTAGAAAAAGAAGAGTACGTGTATGATGTTTTGGAGGTTAAAAATAAGGATCATTCGTTTTATGGTAATGGTATAGTATCTCATAATTGCGATTTTTTAGGATCATCATCTACGCTTATAAATGGCGAGGCATTGGAACGATTATCTCATATGATAAGAGAACCATTTAAGAAGTTTGATAAGTTTGATGTATGGGAAGCGCCTCAACCTAATAAGATATATGCTATAGGATGTGATGTTGCGATGGGTGTAGGTAGGGATTATAGTGTTATTCAGGTAGTGGATATTACCAATCCTATAAGATTTAAACAAGTTGCGGTATTTGCGGATGATTATATTAAGACTTTAGATTTTACATTTAAAATCAATGAAATAGGTAGGATATACAATTATGCATTTTGTATAGTAGAAAATAATACTTATGGTGCTCAAATATGTCGAGATTTGTGGAATGATTATGAATATGAATGGTTATTTTTTGAGAAAGGCAAGAAAGAGAAGGGGGTAAATGCAAATAGGAAGACGAAAGTAAATTCAAACGCTGCATTAAAAGAATATATTGAAGAAAATCGTTTAGTTATTAATGATCAGAAAACTTTGAAAGAGTTAGAAGGTTATATTGAGATAACTGAGGATAAGTATGGGTGTGAAGGGGAAGAATCTCATGATGACCGAGTAGATGCTTTGAGATGGGTGTGTTATTTTTCAATATCGGATTATTGGCGAGATTTGGAAGATTTTATTAGAGAAGAGAGAGGAATAGTTAAGGGTGACTTTGTAGAATTAACTATTGGAAAAGAGGAAATATTTGAACCAGTAATATTTAATTCTGGAGATGATATTAATAGAAAAGAGATAGATGAGGATGGTCTAATTTGGGGATAAATAAGTGATGAAATAATTTTTATAAATACAGTTAACATATAATATTGTACCAGAATAGGAGATAAAAATGGCAAATTCCGCACCTTCAGTAGAAATTTTCAATAGATCTTTTACTCAAACGGTTGAACCTACGTCTGATGTTGTATTCGGAACGTTAGGTTTATTCTCTAGAGGACCTGTGAATGAACTTACTTTGGTAAGTAATAATGCAGAGTTGCGGGACATTTTTGGAACTCCTGTAGATTCATTGACTGCTAAATTCTTTTTTCCTATCGATCAAATATTAGAAATTGCTCCTGTATATGTTATTCGTGTAGAAGAAAGTGAAAAGAAATGTGCAGGATCTACTGTTGGAATAAGCGGTGTAAATACTGTAGCGCTTGATACTCCTGTAGAAGTTTCCGCATATCCTTTGTCATATTCTTCTGTATTTGAAACAGGAGAAGATTCTAATATCGAAATTGATCCTGATGCTTTGGGTATAACTAATACCATTTCTGTTATTGCTACAGGACCGGGTGAATCGTATGAAAATGTTGGTTATTCTATTGTTAATTATGATGACTATAAAAAATTGTTAACATTAGCATCTGATCTTGCTAGTTCTGATACCGATGCTGAACTTGTTACGGTTGGTACACTTGCTTATAATGAGTCTATTTCTGGAACTGGTATTAGTCAATCGTTGATTACAGATCTTATCGATCCTGATCATAGTTATTCGGTAGATAGTAGCTTGCTTAATAAGTATTTGTCTTTTGAGTTCGGTCCCGCATCTTCAACTCAATTTGCGTTTTATGAATATGACGGCTCGTCTCTTGTAAATGCTTATGTGGTATCTACTGATCCTAATGAAAAAGATGCTAGAGGAATAACTTTGTTTGCTAATAATGTTATAAATGATACTTCTACGAATTTAAAAGTATTTGTTGGGACTAGCAAATTGACTGCAAATGCCGTTTCAGTACCTTCTATCCCAAAAACTACTTTGGGCGGAGCAGATGCTCTAACTACAACTGAATCGGAGGCGATAGGTGATTCTATGATAGAACAACTTATTTTAAATTTCTCTTCTCGCGAAGAATTGCCAAATTTAACAGCTTTCGTAGATCTTGATTTTTCGCTTGGTGTAAAACAACGCATGAATTCTATAGCAGAGTCTAGACAAGATACTGTAGGATTGCTCAATCATCCTGCAAGTACTATGATTGATGTTAATAGCGGTAAGAAGAAGGCAAATCAGACTAAGTTAGTTAAAGATTATGTAGATAATACATTGGGAATTAATTCTTCTTTTTCTGCTATCTACTCTCAATATTTTGAAGTACGAGATATCTATAATGATCAGTATGTTTGGGTTCCTGTTACAGGCCATGTGGCAAACAGAATGGCATTTACTATAGAGAATTATTCTCCATGGTATGCTATCGCTGGATTTGAGCGTGGAGTAATTACAGGAGATGTTCATAAGGTTGCATATAATCCTACAGAAGATCAGCGTAAAGTTATCTATCCTGCGAGAATTAATCCTATTGTTAATTTCCGTGGAGAAGGTATTGTGATTTTTGGACAGAAAACTCTTCAAAGTTTCTCTTCAAACACTGACCGTCTTGATATAAGAATGCTTCTTATTGCTATCAACAAAGTTGTTCGTAGAGTAAGTCGTCAGACTCTTTTCGCAAAGAATACCTCTACTACAAGAAATCTTTGGAGAAATGCGATTAATAGTTACTTAAATACTGTAGTTGCTAATGAAGGTATTTCTGAGTATCAAGTAATTGCTGATGAGTCTAACAATCCTCCTGAGGTAGTAGCAAATAAAGAATTCTATGGTTTTATTGCTGTAAGGCCAGTAAACTCTATAGAGTTTATCAAGATTTATGTCGCTGATGTGGGCGGTCAATTGACAATTACTGAAGCTCTTGATGCACTTCGTGGCGCAAATCTCTAATCGATATATCATATAAATACAAATAAAGGAGACTAAAATGAGTTGGAATTTAAATAACTTTCGAACAAATGTCAAGGCAATTGCTCTAAATCAGTATTTTATGATTGAGATCCCAGAGGTTGGAGACGTTCAAAAAATTACGGCTTTAGCCCGTACTACTGATTTGCCCGCAATGGTGCATGAAACTACTGGCGTTCCTTATAGAGGACTCGACATGAAGATTCAGACTAAGGTAACGTTTAGTGATTGGAATGTAACCTTTTTGTGTGAACAAGATCATGATCTAAGGACGAAGATGTTGACATGGCAAGCTAAGATGTATAAGTTAGATTCCGCTGCGAATAGACCACATGATGAGTATAAAGTTGATAATGTATCGGTGTCAAAGGTGGGGTATGATGGCGCGGTTATCCCTAAGACTACATGTAAATTTTTCGGGTTGTTTCCTTCTTCTGTAGGTCCGGTATCTTTGGATCAAGCTGGTGGTACTCCTGATACTTTTGATGTTACATTTACTTATGATTATTTTGTTCCTGCTGACGGATCTATTGCTGAATGGAGTGGTGGAGCTTCTTCTTAATTCTGATTTAAGGATTAATGAAAACTAAATGGCATGGAATTTAGCAAATTTCAGAGAGAACATAAAATCTATAGGATTAAATCAATACTTTGAAATTAATTTTGATGGCGTTGAGCATCTTAATGGATTTGATAGTGATCAGTTGACGGCTCTTTGTCGAACTACTGAACTTCCTGCAAAAGTATTAGAGACTCAGAATGTAGCGTATTATGGCGCTGATTATAAAATAGCGTCTAGAGCGACATTTAATGATTGGACGGTTACTTTTTTAGATGCTATTTTGCTTAGATCTAGTTTTGTAACATGGTGTGATAAAGTATATGATATATCTAAATTGAAGATAGAAAATGATCATACAAAGTACAAAACTGATTCAGTTACTGTAAAAAAAACGTCAATTGAAAAAGAGGCGTCTACTATAAAATTTTACGGATTATTTCCTTCTTCTGTAGGACCAGTGAATTTTGATCAAAGTGGCGGGACTCCTACAACGTTTGATGTTACGTTTTCTTATGATTTTTTTGTGACCGAAAAATAGTATTGTTTAAAATTCGGCAACCTCTATAAATACTGATGAGGTATAATTGTGGCGGATACGCAAAAAGGGTTTGAGTTACTTAAGTTCGGTGAAAGAACTAAGGATGGATTTGCACGAGCATATCAGTTTGCGATTAATATTAGGTCCCCCAACGATAAAAAAGGCGATGAAGAATATTATACGACATATTGCGAGTCGATGACATTACCTCAGAGAATGTATGATACTAAAGAACTTGAGTTTTCATACGGAAAACCTAGTATAAAAATTGCAACACAGGTTAGATTTAATAATTGGTCGGTGACTTTTAGGGATATACCGGGGTTACAACTGCGCACGGATATGCTAGAGTGGCAAGAGCTTATTGTTAATACGACAAAAGGAAAAATGATGTATAATACCCCTAAAGATTATAAATCTAATGACTCTACAGCAAAAATAAAATTATCTCCTAGTGGAGGCGGTGATGAGAAAAGTTTAGGTATGGCTATATATAGATTTTATGGATTATATCCAGCCGATGTTAGTTCTATTACATTTTCCCATTCTGATCAAAGTTTAGTGACATTTTCGGTAGATTTTGCGTATGATTTTTTTACAGTAGATCAACAATAAGGAGTATATATGAGTAATGAGTTATTGAAGCAGTTTCAGGCGATGTCGAGAGATGTGCCAGATTCTAAATTTACATTGCCCGGATCGGGGGAAGATATTTATTTTGTACCATTTACAACGAAGGATCAAAAAGCGTTGTTAAAGAGTATGGAAAAGGAGGATTTTGATTTAATACAAGAAGCATTTGATAATGTATTAAAAAAGTGCGTGACGAATGCTAATTTTGACCCAAAGAATCTTTATCCAAAGGATAGAGAATCGCTTTTAATTGCATTAAGAAAAGAATCTGTAAATGATCAATTTACACATTATTGGAAATGTGAAAATGAGGTATCTAAAGTTAATGAGAATGGAGAAGAGATAAAAGACGAAAACGGAGAAAAAGTTAAAGAGACTTGTGGTGGTGAAAACAAGAAAGTTATCTCTTTAAATGAGTTGGAAATGAAGTCTTTGCAAAAAATGGATTTTAATAAAGAAGTAGCATTGGAGGATAAAAGTAATTGTTTTCTTTTGTTAGATATGACAAAGAGAAAAGATGAGTTAGCTGTTATGAAGTATACAAAAAAGAATTCTGGAGGAATAAAGGGATTGAGTAGAACAGAACTTTTATATGCAACATTAGCGTCATTTATTTCTGGATTGCGGATAGGTGATCAAGAAACCAAAGATTTGACTTTGGAAGATCGTATTACTATCATAGATGGATTAACATTAAAAGACCGTAGAAAGATTGAAGATTATATTACATCATTGGAAAGTCATGGATATGATTTAACAATAAAAGAATGTAAATGTTCTAAGTGTGGACATGAAGATGAACAAAAATTAGAGTGGATCTATTTTTTCGCCGTGTAATGATGGGTGATACGACGTATTTTGCGGTATGTAATGAGGAATGCTCTTTGTGGTATTTTTCAGAACGTTCTAGTTTGACTAAAATGGATACAGATGCAATGTATCCTTATGAGCGAGGAATGACTTTAGATCTATTTAAAACATATGATGAACATATAGAACATAACAGAAAGGAACAAATGGCAAAAAAAAGCGGAAAAGAAATCAAAACCGCTTGGTGAGATAAATACTATATAGATGGCAAAAGAAGAAGTTACTCCTGTTTTACCAGCGACTAAAGAGGATGTGCGTTTACTGCAACGCTCTTTAGGAGGAGTTTCTACGTACTTAGCAACATTTTTTAAAGAGTTTATTTCAAGAACAAATGAAACTAAAAATGTAGCATTAGATATAAAAGGACAAATAAAAGAATTTAAAGCTGATAGGGAAGAAATAAAAAAACAAAGTGAAAAAACACAAAAGAAGTTAGAAGGTATTGATAAAAAGTTAGAGGAAAAAAAGGAAAAGACTGAGAAGAAGGACACTAAAGAGAAGACGGAGAAAAAGGAACCTGTTGATAAAAAGGATGATGTTGTTAATTTAAAAGATAGCGTAGAATCTTTAAAACAAGAAATAGATAAGCTTAATGATAGTAAGATTGGCGAAATACAAAAGTTTTTAACGGAGTCAACTAAAGGCGGAACAGATCTTTCCATGGTGGAAAAAGATCGCGCTGATATACTTAATAGGGTCACAGAATCGTTGAGAGAGGTATCATCGCAGACATTTGATCGTATTTCTGATACTTTAAATATTCAACAAGTAAAAGATAATCAATTAGCAGATAGAAATCTTAATGCTGATAGAAAAAGTGATAAATTGATGTCTCAAGAAATGGAAAATATAGCATCTACTGATCAGCGTGAACAAAGAGAAGGTTTTGAAGCCGTATTAGAGCGTATTCATGGTTGGGCAAAGGCAGAAAATAAATTTAATAAGAAGTTAGATGATTTATCTAGTGGTATATGGGATTATGTAAAGTGGATGGGTCTTGGTTTTGGTTCCGGGGCCTTATTCTGGGGATGGTTAGCAAGTAAAGGGTTTTACAAACAACATTTTGATTTATTGTTTAAAGGTACTGCGTTTATATGGAATTCTTTAGGAAAAGGAACATTAATTAAAGATATATGGGCAGGTTTTACTAAAACTGGTTCGTTTAAAATTTTAAATACTTTATCTACTCCTATAAAGTGGATGTATGATTTTTTCAAGGGGCCTAATTTAATGGCCACTGTAGCTTCTTATTTTAATAAGATTCCTAAGATTCAAACATTAATAAGTCTTCCGTCTAAAATTATTCCTTTTTTAGATGAAGTTTTTGGTTTGGTCGGAGCGTTAGCTTCGCATACAAAATATGTGTTTACGACATTTATAAAATCGTTCGATATAGTTAAGAAAATAACGGCGATTGCTTCCGAAAAGGGCGTTTTAGGATGGTTATTTACAAAAATAGCTGGTATTACTGGGTGGTTTGCTCAAGGTGGGATTTTTGCCAAGGGGTTTGGAATGGCTACCAAATTTGCTAAATTCCTTGCTCCTGCGATTGCAATATTTAAGGGAGTAATGAAGATATTTGAAAATTGGGAAGAAAGAGGGTTGCTTTCAATAGTAGATGGTATAGGAGAAGGTCTTAAATCTTTTGTTATGGAAACGGTAGGTAATATTCCAGCATTGATAGGAGATTTACTTGCTCTTGTATTAGGAGATAATAATTTTATAGTAAAATTTCTTCGTAATATTAGTGCTACAATATCTACGGGATTGGATTATATTTTAAAACCTTTTATCACTGAGTTTGAGAATATGTTTGGAGGGATTAAGAAAATTTTTAAGGGTGATATAATGGGCGGGTTATATGATATATTCCTTAAAAGTAAAGTAGATATGTTAATTGCCGCAAAAGACACTATAGTAGGTTTTGGAACAATGTTTAAAGACTGGGCTAAAGATACTTGGCCATTTAGTTTGGTATGGGGAGATGATGTAGAATCAGAAGAAACTAAAAATAAAGAAGTATTAGATGAAGTTAAAAAACTTCAAGAAAAGGCACAAGAATCTGCTGGTATGACTGATAAATTATTTAAAGAAGGAAATTTCGATGCATTGGCAGAGCATATTGCAGTTCTTAGAGACGCTTCTGTTGCAATAACACAAAAAGAAATGGATGCCAGCAATGCTGTGGTCGATATAAAGAATAAGTTGGGTGCTGTAGAGGATACTAAATCTGGAGAATATATTGAGTTGCAAGAAAGATTAAAACTCGCTGAAGAAAGACGAGATGCGTTAAAAGCGGAGCATGATAAAATACTTCAATATGACATAGTTAATAAAATAAACGAAGTAGGAGCAACTGGTAAACTTAATAATAAAGATGAGATTATTAACACTTTAAAAGAAATACAACAGAAAGAAAATGAAAAACTTACGAAAAAGATAGAAGAAGGGTCAACACAAGGGGCTGTAGTAACACCTGCTCCAGTTGTATCTTCTTCTGTAGTTCCTGTTGCTCCCGTAACACCTGCTCCAGTTCCACCCGCAATTAGCACCGATTTAGGAGTCGCGTATGCTAATGCTCTTACAGGGTTCCAAAATTTAAGAGACAAGCAAGCGGCGTTCGACAGAGAAGTTGCGGAATTTGAAGCTGAATTACAACAAGAAAAAACTTCAAAACTATCAGCAGATGTTAATAAATCTGTAGATGATAAATTAAAACAAATTCAACCTTCTATTAGCAAACCTGATGTAGTTGCATCTAAACCTATTATACCAACTATCAAGTCTCCTATGAATAGTATCATAGATGCTAAAATGAGTGAAGGTGTTACGCCAAGAACAATAGAAAATAGAAATACTCGTGACCGTATGATGTTAGAATTGGCAGAGAAAGATTATAATAAGAAAGATTTAACGAAAGAAACAGAAGACGCGTTAACTGCCAAGAAGTTAGAAAATATGGATAAAATGGCAAAGTTTAGTGATAAAGAGGCGTTAGATTCTGATTTATTTTCTTATTTGGAAGCTCAAAATAAATTATTAAGTAAACATCTTGAGATGTTGGAGTCTGGAGAATTTAAAGGACAGGTAACAGTTGCTCCTCCTCGCGTAGAACCTGAGTTACCATTTAGCGAAAGAAATATGAATAATCAGCCTATTTCTAAGGTGCCAAAACCGATAACGTTGTCACAGTTTGAGGTTGATACTTATAATAGGTATAACAGTATTAAGGATTTAGAGAATAATGAAGTTGGTAAACAGGTACAATCATTTGAAAGAATTCTTAGCATGGTAACTGAAGACTATCCAGAGTTGCAAAAAAGATTGAATGGCGCGGATTCCAATGTGGATGGAAAAACAAAGATACCACAGTTTGCAGAAGGTGCTGTTGTGCTTAGTGAAGTTCTTGCAAGAGTAGGAGAAGCGGGGAAAGAAGTAGTTATGCCATTAGATTCTCCTGTCGGACAACAATATGCTGGATTTATTGCTCAAAATATATTAAGTGCTATGAGGGTTAATTCTAATATAAGTTTAGATAAAAATAATTCTCCTATGATATCGGCTCGTGATTCTTATGCTCCTGTGGAAGTGCAAGAACAACCTAACACACAAACTCCAAAACTATCAAAAGTTGATGCTGTTACGGATCAATATAAATATCCTACAATGGAGGAAATTGAACAAAGTTTAGGTTCTAAAGAAAAAAATGCTGATTCTGAGGGATTGGTATTGAATGATATAGGATTGATGCTTAAAGTTATTTCTGGTCAGATTAATTCTGGGTTTGCTCAGTTAGGTGGATTATCAAGGGGAGTTAATAATATGGCATCTAGAGGATCTAATAGGACAACGTTATCCAATACAAATACTAGAAATGACATAAGCGTGTTCGAGGTTGGTAAATAATGAAAAAAGGTGTTGCATATAATACGAATTCTCTTGTAGAAGATTATTATGGAAAGAAAGGACTTTTTTTCGTACAAATAAAAGCGTTTAATCCTCCCGCTCCTAAACTTACTGGTAAGGCCCCAAGCGTAAAGGTGGAGTTAGCTGAGAGAGATTATGTTGAAATAGACGGATCTAAGGATGGCATACTTATAATGTTTAAGGATGAGGCGTATAGTGTTAGCCATGGACACTCGTGGGATGAAGGTGGTACTGTAGAAAATATGTTAAAATCTGGTTGGGATAGTATTTTTGGAAAATTAACAGGTGGTACTGCTAGTGCGGAGTCGCTATATCAGAGTTTAGCGACTGGTTCGTTAGTAGATCAAACCCAATTATATGCGGCATTTGATGTTCAGACTGTCTATAAGTCATCCGCGATTATGTCTATGGAAATACCATTTGTTTTTTTGAATATGACTGGCGATAGGTCTGTAATTGATAAAGCAAATGCTCTAAGAGACTTAACATATCCTACGTTGAACACGAAACAGGGTCAGAAGACAACCGATCTTTATAAAGTTGGAAAACCGCCTGTATTGTTTGAAGTAAAATGTACAAATGGAGCACAGAGTTTAAAAGAAGCGGCATGTACAGGACTTAATATAACTTATCATGGTCCATGGTTAGGAGAAGAAGGGTATCCGTCATACGCAGATGTAACTATGAAATTTGAAAGTACACGTAAAGTTATTTTTGCTGATGATTTTAAAGATTTATAAGGTATGGAGAATGTAAGATATGCCTGTTCCAGAAAGTAGATTAAATTCTTCGAATTTATTTCCAGATATAAAAATAGATAATAAATTTTTATTAGATATATGGGAATCTTATAAAGTAGGAACGGAGTATTTGGATAATGAAGAATTTTATATAGATTATCCGGTAAAGCAATATGAAAGATGGGATCAAATTTCAGAAAAAGTATATGAAACTAGGGAATTGTGGTGGGTGTTGATATTAACTAATGTAGTTGAAGATCCTTTTGTATTATATAGAGATTCTATTTTACCTGATTCTTTAGATACTATAAAAATTTTGAAGCCGTCTAAAGTTATAGAATTAGTGGATTTGATTAGAAATAACAGATTAGCGAATGATATAATTTTTAAAAATAATATTAGGGCTGATAAAGAATAAAAATATATGGACGAACTTAAACAGTTAGTAGATCTTTACAGAGGAGCAGCGTATTTAAAGATAAATGATTTGACGATGCCCGCCCCAACTGCGGTAACTTTTGTTGAAAGCATATATTCGCCATTTAGGAAAGGTACGTATACATATATGGATCCTCTTGGAATGTCCCTAGAGATGGCGCACACATATGTTAGTAAAGAGGGAAGAGAAACGATGTTATATATGAAGAATATGTACATTGATACTGAACCTTTACAAATACCAGTTGAAATATATAATACTAGCAGTACGGCATCTAAAGATCAGAATGCTTATGAAAGAAGAAATAAACAAGTAACTCATGAATTAATTGAACGTCCGTTTTTTTTACAAATGACTAGACGTAATATACGGAAAATGTATTCTAATAAGACGGCGGATCAAATTATACAGGATATTTTAATGTCAGTATTCGGGTATAGTGAAAATGAGGTAGTTAATGATATTAATGGGAAGGGTCCTATTATAAAGAGTTTTATATGCCCAAATTGGAATTTCATGCAGGTATATGAATATTTAAAATATAGAGTAGATAATGGACCAATGATGGTATTTCCAACATTTAATGGTAGTATGACTTTATATAGAATTCATGCTTTAGGTGATTTAATGAAAGGTGCTATAGATGGAGAATCTACGATAACCTATTCAGACACAATGGAGGTTAAAAATAACGAGATAGGTATGCGTGCTGACTATACAGTTAAAGGACCTTCGACTAAATTTAGAACGGGGTTTGCTCAAGGAGAGACTGTAATAAGTTTTGATTATTTTTCAGGCGGGTTGGATGGAGAAAAAAGATCTGATTATGGTTATGATACGTTTCAAGAAGGAGATGAAGATCAGGCATCTTATTCTTATGAAAAGGGGTTAGAGGAATATAAAAATGAAAAAGATCGATATAATAAAAGCTTGATTGGAGGGATGTATAAAAAGGGAGTGGAGTTGTATAAAAGTTGTTTATTAGGAAGCATAAGTTTGTTTGAAAAGGAAAAAGAATCGGATGTTACGCATGCAATTACTATAGATATAGATAGTCGAAAAGAAGTTGAGGCGAAAATTCAATGTAGATTTATTGAAAGTATGCATGATATTTTGATGCTAGAGGCCACAGTCATGCCTATTCCATTTTTAAAATTAGGCGGTATATATAATGTTAAGATTCCTTCTGTTAAAGAAGATGTTTTTGGTAAGGAAGGTCGAGTAAAGGAAGAAAGTTTATCGGGAAAATGGATTTTAGTAGAAATTGTTCATAATATGAAAAGAATACCAGATGGTTTGAATGAGTATGTTTTGTTATGTAAGTTTGTAAAAAGTGGATTGGAAAAAGATAATAGTGATTTGGAGTTAGAAAATTTTTAGATTATGGACTTATTTAATTTAATTTATAGAGGCATTGTTGTAGATAATAAAGACCCTAGAGATATAGGTCGAGTAAAAATACATATACCGGGAGTTTATCCTGATACGGACGATGATGGCCAGCGTCATAGTCATGCTGATTTACCATGGGCGATTCCTGCATTAAGTCTGTATAATAGCGGGGGAGATAATTCAAAAGAATCTTCTAGAGACACAGATTATTATAATAGATGTGGATCTGGCGGAATATATACTGTCCCTGAAATTGGTTATAAAGTATTTATTTTTTTCGAGCAAGGAAATCCTTCGCATCCTGTATATTTTGCTTCTAATCCTAGCGAGTCTGATTGGTTAACCCAAAAAATGATGGGGAAAGATAGAATCAATGCTAAACTAGAGCAAATCAAGGTATTTAAGGAGAAATTTACCCCCGTAAAGGGCGTTGACGGAACTGATGGGGATGGTTGGGCTGATGGTGCTCACGTTAACGCTAGAATGGGCATAGAAGGCTCTGGAGAAGGCACTCCATTTCCTATTGACGGGGAAACTCCTGATGAAGGTCTAGATAATGCAAAGGAGGGGAAATCGCCTATAAAATTAGAAGGCGGTGGAGATAAGAATGTTTATTCTCCGTTTAAAAGAAAATTTAGTAATGAGGATAAGAATGGAGAAGATTATACCAGAGATCCTGATAGAGAACCTATAGAAAGGGTTAGAGGGAATACTGTAGGTCTAGATGTTAAACCTCTATTAGATAAAGAACTTGTAGAGGGTAAAATTGATAGATCAAAAGAACCGCATCAGTACATAGATGAAAATGATCCTATAGGTGGGACGGGGGATAGTGGAGAATATGATGAAAAAAATGATTTATATCACATTAATAGACAAATAACAACTATGACTACAAAGGGCGGTACAACTATAATTATTGACAATAGGAAGGGGGAAGAAAATTTTTATTTTGTTCATAAGAATTATCTATTCAATGTTGATGAACATGGATCGGTTAAAGAATTTTGTGGACAGAATGATCCTGAAGGCGGAAAAAGAGAACCAACTTATAATGGTGAGAGTAAAAAAGATGGTCTTAAAGATGATACAGATAAAGAAATTCGGGCAGATAAAGAATTAGGTGTTGCTGGAATGTATAAAATTCATGTATTAGGAAATTTTATAACATATACAAAAGGTAATGCCTTTATGCAAATTGATAAAAACATGCAAGTAGATGTTAATGATAGTTATGGTGTTAGAGTACGAAAAGGTGATGTGGACATAATTATAGAAGGCGAAGATGACAAGGTTAGAAAAGGGAAAGACGATGATTTATATGAAAGTGCTAAGAAAGATCAGCATGGAGATTTAAATATTAGTGTAAAAAAAGGGAATATAGAAATTAATTGCCATAAAAATGCTAATATACATGTAGGAGATCAATGTAATTTGCGGGTTGATGGCGACATGAAAGTTCATGTTCGAAAATCTTATCACTTATTTGTTGAGGGGGATTATAATGAATTTATCACGGGTAATAAGTATTCAACATTTAAGGGTAAAGTGGAAGAGCACTATTATAAAGATGTTAAACAGGAATATGCAAAAAGTGTGTTTAGAACTATTCAGCAGAAGGATGATTGTGAAGCTAATGTTCATCGTTTGAAAGGCCCTCTTCATGTAAGTTCTGGAAAACAAAAAGGAGATGTAAGAATTCAAAATGATCTTCATATAATTAAAAATATTAGAACAAAAGAAACATCTTTGAGAATAAATAAGTTACAGGTTGGGAAACCCGGAACTCCCGGTAAGATATTAATAACTGGAGGTGATAGTGCAAATTTAGTATGTCAGGGAAATGCTAAGGCTAAAAATTTTATAACAAGTAAAGTTAAACTTAATGGCCATAAACATAAATACAAGGATAGATTTGGTAAGAGAGGACAAAAGTCTTCACAGGGCACTACAAAACCCCCTATACAAGACGGTGGAAATTTAAACATAAACCCGATTAATAGTTTAATTCCACAGGACCCTAACCCCCCAGAATCAGGAAAAAATAAAGGCGCTGGAGAAAAGGTAGAGTTTGAAAAAGATGAAAAATCTAAGAAATTTCGCGCTACGGACGGACCTGAAAGTAAAAAAAGTAGTCCTAATAAAGCATTACCTGCTAAGAGAAGACATAAAGATCGTAAAGAAAAAACTGAGATTAAGTCTGATGTTCCTGCTGAGAAAAAATAATCCTTATAAATATTAATAAAGGATTTTACATTGGCATTTTTAGATATAGATAGCACTTTTTCTTTAAACTCTGTTGGTGACCTCAACATAGTTAGAGATAAAGATGCTATTAATCAAGCTTTGAGAAATATTATCCTCACTCCTAGCGGGTTTAGGCCGGGGGAGTATACAGATAATAGCACTTATGGGATAGGCATTAAAGAATACCTTTTCCAAAAAGCAAATCCTTTTACAGCAGATTCAATAAAAGATACTCTACGAAGAAAAATAGATAGATATGAACCGAGGATACAATTAATAGATATTACGGTGACTCCTGTTAATGGTCTTACGTATGAAATTTATATTACTTACTATTTAGTCGCTGGTAGTAGAGAAAAAAACGAATATAAATTGGTTCTGGACAGATTATAATATCACCGTTAGTTTCTTTTGGCAACTTGTATAAATACTGGTAACCTTAAAGGGATATAAATTTGTTGATGTTTTTAGACGCGCAGATGAAACTTTATGTCGGGACCACATGAGTATAGATTATACCAAAATAGATCAAACTGAGATTCAACAAGAATTGATATCTTATTTAAAGTCCACATCAACATTTAAACATGTTGATGTAAAAGGTACAGCTTTTAATGATTTAATAAATCTTCTTAGTTATAATGCGTCTTTATTTGGATTTTATCTTAATCAGATAGCGAATGAACCATTTTTAGATTCTGCTAAATTGTATAAGAATTTAAATAGAATTTCTAATAATTTAAGATATAATCCAAGAGGAAAGGCGAGTGCTGTATTAGAAATATTAGTTAAGTTATCAAAAAATTATGTTTTATCAAATAATGAAGGATATATTGAAATTCCTGCATATTCAAAATTTCCATGTACAACAACCACATCAGCAGGAGAAAATTTTTCTTTTACTAATCCAAAACCATTAATAGTTCCTATTAAGCAGTTTGGTGTTAAAATACTTAGACGTACAGATTTAAAGTACACAGGAACTATTGGAGATTCTGGAGCATTGATCAATGATCGTTTAGTTCTTTTAGGTACTCCGAAAAACCCTATTAGTATTATTAGTGGTAAAACGGTAATAGGAGAAGTTCAGACTGATATAAATTCTAGACCAAGTGATACTTTGGTAGATTTTATGGTAGATACGGAGTATAGTCTTGTTATTGTTAAGAATAATGATCAGTCGTTTAATATAGTAATTTATCCTGCTACTGTAACGCCACTTAGCGATGAGATACTTAAGTTTAAAGTATTAGAAGATCGTTCTATTCAAATTACTAAAAATTATAGTGTAAATAAAATATACAAAGGACGCCTTGGTGTAAGAAATTATGAGTATATAAATTTTAATGCGGTCGTTACTTCTGGTAGAAATCAGGTTCTTTCTAGATTACAAATGATTATAAAAAGGTTTTCTCCTACGGTTGAGTTTTTAATTAATGGAACTGTATATTCTTTTTCTGATAGTGAGAATGATATTGTAATTAGTACGGATGAGATTACAACTGATAGGTTTGTGTTAAATAAAGATTTAAATATAATTTTGGCCATTAAAGATTCTAATGCTAAAAATTATGGGGCGGTGTTAGAATTGAAGTCCGATGATGAAATGTTGGAGACCGATGTAGCAATTGCTAGAATTCCTGTAAATGTTGATACATTGGAAAATGGAACTTTAAAAATTTTGGATAATGAGTTTTTAAAGGGTGAAGCTAAAAATGGATATATTGTATTTGAAGAAGGAGAGACTAAGAAGCGTGTTGTATTTAAAACGCCTTATGACATAGGTGACGGATCTACTACCACAATTGCTAGTGATAGCGATAAAAATTATTCTATATTTTTATCACCAGAAGGAAATGCAGTTTGTTATTTTTCAGAAAAGAAAACTACAGGATTTACTATAAATGTTGAACCGGGATCTGGATTTACAGGTAAAGTGTTATGGAAAACGGTTGGGTATGAGAGAATTGTTGTAGAAGAAGAAATACAAGACCTTACCAATTTTCAGACTGCTTTTGATATTACATCTGCTTATTCAGTAATGGTGCAACCACAACTGAATGCTAATGTATGGGTGTCCGATACAGGTTCTAATGGGTTTAAAATAAGTTCTGATATTTCTTTTACTGGTGACGTGGATTTTTTAATTATACCAGAATCTGAGTTTGAAAATGCTGGAGATTTTTCTTTAGCAAATAGTGTTTATGTGGGTAAAAATGAAACTCAAATAAGTGTTAATTTTGTAAAACCTAGATTGTCGTCTGATTATAGGGTATTTTTACAAGCTAACGGAAATGTGAGAGTATGGGCTGAAAATAAATCAATCAATGGATTTTTGATTCGCATTGAAGAAGATACCGATTTTTATGGTAAAATTGAATGGCAAATACATGAATCTGCATTATCAGGAACAATAACTTTTAGAGGCGGTTCCATAGCAAGTGGTCAGCCCGTTATCGAGTATTTAGATGTAATGGAAACTTCCAGACTGGGCGCGGTAGAACAAGGTCTTGCTAGATTGACTGTAATAGATCAAAATGGAGTAATAGATCAGACTTCTAATGGACTACAACTGGCATACAACACGGAAATAGGTGTTTACAAAGGGTTATCATTCACAATTAACGATAGTAGTATTTCTTATAATAATATCAGAGCGTTTGTGAAGATAAACGAGAAGTGGGTGGAGTTTGTAGAAGCAAACAAATATAATAGTGATATTACACCAGATTCTAAGGTATTTCATGTTCGTGTAAATAAAGACAAATTAGTTACTGTTAAGTTTGGTGATAATGATAATAGAGGGTTTAATCCTATTAACAATCAGATTGCTATTATAGGGATGTCCTGTGTCGGCATCGAGGGAAATATTAGTGATGGTGTATTAGATTCGCGTGTAGTAGGAAGTTTGAATTTCGATACTAGAAATAAGACTCCACTTAAAGTTGAAAAGGCATTTATAGATTTATTGAAGATAAAACATGAGATGTTTTTCAATAATAAAACTTATTCGTCGTTGATAGATTATAATAATAATATGGTTAGTGCGACTGACATGGAAGTTGTTCAATTAGGCGTTGGTATGTTTGGGTCTGAGCCTGAGGCGGTAGAAGAATTAAGAAATAATAGTCAACAATCGTATTATTCACAAAAAAGAATGGTTGCTAAAAGTGACTATAAGACGTTGTTATTAAAAGAGTTTAGTGATATTGTTGTTGATATAGAAGTTTTTAATTTTGAAGAAGCAAAACGTTATGGATTGATACCAAAGGACAGTTCACAGTATAATTCCAATACTTTGTTTTTCTTATCTATACCATTGTATGGGACTAAATTTTCGTTAACTCAAATAGATAGCATATACTCATACATAAATGAAAGAACATTAAAACATGCTACCACGGGCGCTGTTATTATAGAACCCTCTTTTGTGCCGATTGATGTTTTAGTTTTATATCAAAATAAAGTAGATTTTAGTCCTATAGAATCGCGTAATGATATAGTATTAGGCGTAAATAAATTTTTTGACAGGCGGTATAGAAAATTAGGAGAGACTATAACTACAGATGCGATACGAAATTCTATTTCATTAAATACTATCAATAGTCTAAGTATGCAATTAAATAAAGATCCTAACAATGATTTCTCTTCTGCGGATTATGATGTTGACATCACATCAGATCAGTATGCAGATACGTTTAAAGAAGTACAAGATAAAAAATTAAAGGACGTTATTAATTCGGAACTTAGAAATCTTTTAGATAAGAATTTGATTCAAATTAATCAACCATTATTTGATATTGAATCTCCTGATGGTTCCCGAGAGTGGATTTATTCTGGAGAAGTAGTTCTTGGTAGATTTGAATTTCCAATATTAGGCGATATTGTTTTAGAAAGAAGAGTGTAAGTTGGGTAATGAAATAAAGGTACTTGACGGAGAACTTCGGGAAGGTAATACCATCGAGTTATATGTTGATTTTTCTTCTGACTTCGCATCCCATCTTGCAGTCATAAAAAAATGGTATGTGTTTTTTGAGAGAAATGTAAAGTATAATCCTGACGACGATGCTTATTATTTTGAAGAACCTTATTATGGTAGTATTTTCGAAGCAACTGATACTGACACTATTCCCATTACAAATTTACAACCGGGAAGATTGTTCTGTTGGTTTGAATATAGAGATTATAGAGGGGTTTGGCATACATTAAAACAAATATTTAAAGTAAAACCTAAATTTCAGATTACTGCTCCCGTAGAGATTATAGAAGGAGAACAAGTTACTTTTAAGGTAACAACTCCTTCCGTATTAGATACAAGGGCTGTATGGTTATTTAATAACAATGGCGAATATATAATTAGTAATAATGTTTCTAAAACCTTTTCAACAGACGGTTATTTCCCTTATAATTTATATATTGAATATGGTTACAATAAGTATCTTGATGAAACTTTTATTAATTGGGAATCTAATCCTTCTAGTAAATTAGTAGGTGTTACTGGAGGTGGTATTTTTGGTGGTGAAGGCGTTCAAAGGTGGTTTGAATCTTTTACCGAAAGTGTGTCTGGAAATTATTTAGTAAAATATGATTTAACTAAAAGTATCGCATTAGATTTTCAGTTAGATCATGGTTTTGATGACCAAAATGGCGCTCCTCTTTTAGTTACATTTAAAGATTTGTCTTCGTATGGGGAGTTAGGATTTGACACGCCAACTCATAGATTGGAGTATGTAGAAATTGCTTTCGGAGATGGAGAAATTATAAAGAAAACTGAAATTAATTTTGAACAAAATAAAATTTATAATAATAGCGGAACGTACACTGGTTCTTATATTGTGCATACTCTGCATTCTTTGTCTGGTAGTAATATAGAATATCGACAGAGTATAAGTAAAAACTTTGAAGTCAGTGTTAATCCATTTTTTGATAGATGGTTCAAGGATCACACCCAAGAGTCGTTATTTAATAGTCAAGGGTTTAATGATATAGCTAAAGGATGGGGTCTACAGATGGATCGTCTGTATAACGATGCAAAGGATTTTATCGAGAGTATTGATGTCGAAAAAATAAATGATAGTTTTGTTAAAAGTTTCTTTAATACGTATGGAGATTTTCCTGAAATTGCTGAAAAAGTAGGATTTAAAAGTTTTACCGATGGACGCGACGATAAATTTTCTTTTTTCAATGATTATAATTTTTTTGATAGATTGGAAAAACGGACTATTACTCCAGAAGAAAAAAAAGAATTTATAGACTATGTTCGGGATAGTATTAAAAGTTTACAAAATAAAGGAACCCCTAGTTCGGTTGAACGTGAGATTAAAAGATTTAGATTATTAGGAACTTTTGTTGAGTTATGGATTACAGATTATAGTAAAAAACAGACAAAATTTAGCGACAATGTGTTTGTTAATAATAAAAAAACAGAAACTGGATTGACGTATAGAAATGTTTCAACTCCTAGTTCTGATAATGTGAACGTTCCAATTGGAAATAATAAATATACTCCATATATCGAAGTAAATACTATTGAAGATAGTGTCGCATATCATTATACAGATGAATCTGAGATTAGGATTATAGATGGCGTTGAATATGCAGTGTTTAATAAACCAAATAATGGTGTTGTTAAATTTCAACAAAGTAGTTATACTGTAGCAGAAACTGCTGGAAGTATTACAGTACCTGTTCTTAGAAGTGGTTCTTTTACTGGAAAAGTGTCGGTGAAATATGCTACTACGGTTGGAACTGCCAATGATAGATCTGATTATTTTGCTGTTAATGGAGAATTGGTATGGGAAGATGGGGATTCTACTTCTAAGTCAATTACGGTTAAATTAATAGATGATTCTGAGTACGAAGCACAGGAAACTTTTGCAATTACTTTGTATGATCCTAAAGGCGGGGCGACTTTAGGCAGTAAAAATTCAACGATTATTACCATTACTTCGGATGATCCTGTAAGGTATGGACAATTACAATTTACTCAATTATTATATGAGGCGAATGAGGAAGATGGATTTGTAGATATTGAGGTTAGAAGAGTAAATGGTTATGATGGTATAATAACAGTAGATTACAGCACAAGTGACGGAACGGCTTTAGTCGGAGAGGATTATTTACAAGCTACTGGTACGTTGACATGGGCGGATAAAGATACTGACAATAAAACATTTAGAGCATATCTTATAAATGATGTTGAGCGTGAAGGCAGTGAAACTATTGAGTTGGCATTAACTAATGCCACTGGAGGAGCCACTTTAGGATTTAGAGAGTTTGCCACTATTTCTATTGTGTTGAATGATGTTCCAGAAGTAGGTACCATACAGTTTGAAAATTTAACTTCCGCTGTATTGGAAACTATGGGTGAAATTCAGATTGTGGTGAAAAGAGTTGGTGGTACTTTAGGTGTTGTCACTGTTGAATATGAGACTAGAAATGATACCGCTATTGCGGGAATACATTATAGTTCTGTAATGGGTACTCTTACATGGAATTCTGGTGAAAATGATGACAAGGTAATAACGATACCTATTGTTGATGATAGTGATAATAATGAAGATAGATTATTTAGTGTATTACTTAGAAATCCAACAGGAGGGGCTAATTTAGGAGAAAGCACGCATGTTGTTAGTATACAGAATGATGAGGCGGAGAATAATGGTGTTATTCAATTTCAAAATACAGTTTATAATGTAAATGAAGAGGATGGTTCTGTCATACTAGGATTAACCAGAACGGGCGGATTTACTGGTATTGTTTCTGCTAGATATTTTACGGAGAATGGAACCGCGACATATGCTGATTATGAACCATCTTCCGAGTATGTAGTATGGTTTAATGGGGATTCATTAAATAAAGGAATATCCATAGATATTCTTAATAACAATGAATATACAGGAGTTAGAACATTCTCTGTTACTTTATCCGATCCTACAGGAGGAGCGACCATAGGAACAAATTCTACAGCTTTTGTTAATATTACAGACGACGAGGATCCACAGTATGGCATACTTAGTTTTGTTAATTCGCAATATGTTGTTAGTGAACAAAGCGCCTCATCTGCGTTAGGAGATGGAGATTTTAGTAAGGTATCTGTCGGCGTTCAGAGAACTGGAGGATTCGATGGGGCAGTTTCTGTGGACTACGAAATTGTGGCGTCTAGTGCCACAGAAGGTGTTGATTATTATGCGGATGCATATGCAGGTACATTAACTTGGGCAAATGGCGAATTTGATATAAAAAGTTTTGAAATTCAAATATTAGAAGATTCTATATTTGAAGATGATGAAGTTATAAATGTATTTCTAAAAAATCCTGTTAGTGCTGTTGTAGGATTATCCGCATCCATTGTTACAATAGAAGACAATGAGAATGGAGAATTTAGATTTTCATCATCAATTTTTTCTGCAAATGAGGCCATATCAAACATAACTACAACTATTGAGCGTTATAATGGTAAACAAGGTTTGGTAACCGTAGACTATATTACTATGGCAGGTACGGCTTTAGAAGGAGTAGATTATATAAAAACTCAAGGGACTTTGAGTTGGGCGGATCAAGATAATGCTCCTAAAAATGTAATTATTCCGTTGATAAATGATGGGTTTAAAGAAGGAACCGAAACATTTTATATTCAATTGTCTAACCCCACGGGAGGAGCAGCGTTGTCTACTCCTATATCAGCGTCTTTAAGTATTGTTGATGATGAATTTACTTCTGACAATGGCGTATTAAAGTTTGAATCCTCATTATATTCCGTGACAGAAAATGCATCAACCGTGCAGATTGTTGTTACAAGAGAAGAGGGCAGTAGTGGTAACATCACTGTAGATTATGCTACAGCTAATGGAACTGCTATTGCGGGGACGCACTATTTAACTAAAAGCGGAACATTGGGATGGGCCGCTGGCGATAACTCGTCTAAAAGTTTCTTTGTTACAATTCTCAACAATTCAGAATATGATTTTGCTTCTCCTAGATCCTTTAAGATTTCATTGAGCAATCCTTCTGGTGGTGCGCTAATTGTTATTGGTGAAACGACCGTAAATATTACCGAAGATGACGTATATACAGAGAAGGTGTGGTATTTTGATGGTATAGATAACAGAGTAGATTTATCGAGTCAAATTAAACCGTATTCAAGTTCCAATCAGGCATATGCAATAGGGTTTTGGGCTAATTTTTATACATTGAGTGATGGTGGAACAGTATTTAAAATTTATGACGAAACTAATCCAGCATACAATATTTTAGATATTTCGAAAGGATCGGATTTAACATTTACCGTTGGAGGTAGTGGAGTTGGAGTTGACGCTACTGAACTTACGGTATCTGGTATTAGTGGTAATCAATATTATTTTACATGGATACAAGATATTTCTGGTGATGTAAAAGTGTATGTTGCTCCGGAAAATGGAACTCTAAGTGCTGGATATTCAGATACTTATACTGCAAATATGAGTTCTTCTGAAAATTATACGAGTACGTTGGGTGCCTATTTTAATGGTTCTTCTTATAGTGATTATTGTGAAATGGCTGTGGCATGGTTTGGATATTGGGAATTTTCAACTTTGCCTACAGTAGGGGTTTTAACCGCAATCCGCGAGGGAGCGTTTAATGGTGGTCAGATTCCTGTAGACTTAACATTAGAGGACACTCCTCCTAACATATGGTATAGATTTGGCAATACAACAGGAGATGCTATTACTAATAGTAGCGGAGGGTTAAAGGATTATATAGGAAGCAATGATGCAAATCCTTTTAATTTTTCTTCTGGGGACGAGACTGACATATGAATTATGCTGATGTGAGTATTCTGGATTTACAAGATGATTGTTTTGTGGATTTAGTACAGAATAATATTGAACATTTGAGGTTAAATCAGGAAGGTACTCGTGCCATTATAAAATGGGATGGTAATGTTACTCCAAGTTGGTTGATTAGTTTAGGGATTATTATTCGGGATGCTCGTTCTGCTAAGAAATACTATACAGCAGAAAATGGATGGTAAATTCTTCAGAGCAGATACTATAAATAATAGTGACTATCGGTTATAACTTGGCAAATAATTTAACAAAAGTTTTTATAAATGAACAAGAGTCTTTAGACAAGACTCAGTGGATTATTAATGAAGACGGTGAAGTATTAATTCCGACTAGTATTTTAGACGGAGGGGATAAGATCGTATTCACGGTAGATCACCAACGACAGTCCTATAGCGAAGCGTGTTTATTATCTATTTTTAATAAAGATATCTATAAAAACTTATCTGTAGAAGTGGAAGTTGAATTTGCGTCTGGTGTAGAGGAATATGAACAAAATTTAGAACTAATTGTTCGGGCCATAAGTAGTAATAATAAGACATTTATAGCAGATGAGTATTATGCGTTTGGTATAAAAAATTCTAGATTTTATTTCTGTAAAGTTGGGTACCATGAAGAAGGTGATCGA